ATGCAGGAGGGGGGTACCTTTTGCGAGACCCCTCCCCCGGTCTGTGAAATTTTCATATCTCTCGATGAGTTCTCGCTTTGACCACGCATCGATCGACGTGTTGCATTCTGAATTGTTAATGAGTCACAGTTGTCCTCGGCCAAGCATGTGATTCATGAAACAATCAGAAGTCAAGCTGAGTCTGTCACTGACTCAGATGAGATCTTTCGGTACATCCCACTCACATTCTCACGAACGATCTCATCTATCGCTGCTTCGATGGCTGCGTTTTGATCCGCCTCTGACAGAGCATCAGATGTCACCACAATCCTTGCAAGAAACTCTGTTGTGCGATGACCATGTGCCAGGTCGAAGCCGTACCATTCATCGAAGTGGGTGAATGGATTGAATGGATTGTCTGTTGTTGTCAACATGTGAGCCACACTATCCACCACCCTTCAATGAAGTCTTGAGTGTGGTCAGTGACACACCCAATGCATCAGCTATCTCAGACTGTGTGTAGCCTGAGGCCAACATAGCTGTAGCACGTGCAGTCTTGGATGGTGTCATCAACAGCGTGGCCTTGGGCGTGGCCAACTGCTTAACCTGATCCAAGTCTGCATTGTTCAGGATCTGAGTCAGCTTGTTGTTACTGATAGCACCTGCCTGGATGGCACGCCACTCAGCATCGGTCAGCTGGATGTGCTGCTTCTTGGCACCGGTTCTTGTGCGGGCCTCAGCAAGAGCTTGAGATTTGACCTTCTTGAGCTCGGCTGCATCCATGTCGGGGTTTGCATGGCGCTTTGCTGAGACCACGGCGTTTGCTAGGACCTGGGCCTGTCTTTCGAGGGGCCGGTTTCTGATGGCCAGGTTCAACTTCGAATCGAGGGAGGCCACTTCCTGAGAGTAGGCGATTCTTGCAGAAGGCGAGTATGGCGTTGACTTTGTTGCAATCAACTGCTTTCTCGCTTCGTTCGCCATGTTCTTCAGTCGATTGGAGTGGTCGACGTAGACCTTCTCGATTGTGGTTCCAGAAGAAAGACGGTTGGCATCGTCCACTTCAGCAAGACGCCGAGACTTGGTTGTTCTGAGAATCTCACGGCCGCGACGATCGATCGTTGTTGCGCCGGTGGGGGTGAAGATCTTCTTTCCGGTAGCCGGATCGATACGGAATCCCTGCTTTCGCTCAGGAACCCGGATCTCTGCGCGTGCCTTGGAAATGAGAGTTGAAGCGCCCTTCTTCTTTCCACCCTGGTACTTCATCTTCAACTGAGCGATGCCGTTGTCCTGTGCCGACTGCTTCCAGTTGAGGCCATGTTTCTCAGCATCGATGACCGTCATGGAATGCCGAACTGCTCGAGCAAGCTCGGCTGGGGTTGCACCACGAATGGTCATGTCTGTGATGAGATTTGAAACGTCGCCCATTTCAAGCGCCTTGGTTCCAGGGGTCATTCGTGCCATGCCCTCGTAACCAGGGTAGGAAGCTCGAGGATCGAAACCCTTGAGTCCTTCCAATGCTGGTGCAGTCTTGACTTGGCGCTTGTTGTTCGGGATGACAAGAACCGAGTCCCCGTCGAAGTCCGCCCCCGACAACCTCTCTGCCACCTGAGAGTTGATACCAACAGCATCCTTGGCGTTGCCCAGAAGTCTCTTCGCCTCGCGATGGTTGTTGTTCACCGTAAGTTCTGGAATCTCAAAGATGCCACCGTGAGGGTAACGAACCAGAACTACGCGCTCACCATTCCTGTAGTTGGGAGCATAGATCTCTGTCGGCTTCATGGAATTGATCGGAAGAATAACGTGCGACCCCTGTCGAGGCAGAGCAGCAGCCTTCAAGTGGACCGCTGCAGCATCCGCATCGTCAGCAAACGACTCGAGCATCTTCCGTCGAACAGCAGGATTCGAGAGTGACAGGATCTCGTCCAACTGGTCCTGCTTCTGCTTGACCGCTAGATCAAGTTGTTTCTTGGCCAACGTAGGACTCTGCTTGGACAACATCTGAGAAGACAGGCTTCGAGACCAGTTTCCCCAGTCACCTTCCTCGTTGACGATGTTCATCGCCGAGGTGACTTTGCCGTCCTTCACTCGCTGGCGAACTACTGCGCCGAAGGGGTTGTCGGGATCGTCCTTCAACGCCTTCATTGCATCGAGCTTGTTGGGTGTTCTCGGCTTGTTGGTATTGAAGACGAGATCCACACCATCAGGCAGGTCATCTTTGTACATGGCCATGCCCTTGAGGTAGTGCGTGCCATCCACAGATATGCGAACCTGTGCATAGCGAGACGCACCCAGTGAGAGATCTTCCTTTCCTGGGCGAACATAGATCACGCCGTCTGCATCAGCACCACCATCCTCGGCATAGCGAACCTTGATCCTCTTCGAGTTGATAGAGAGGGGTTCCTGAATGCCGAAAAACGTTCTTCCGCCGTCTTCGGAGAAGTCGGTCACCTGCTTGATGTCAGCCCGATTCTTGAAGACCTGAGAATATGGTGTGCCAGGGGGCGCAAGCACCTTCAGCGTGGTCTGCTGACCAGTACCAAGTTGCTGCACCTTGACGTAGTGAACTGTGTATCCCTGTTCCTGAAGAACGGCGACTGCAGTGTTGAGCTTGGTCGAGCTGACACCAATGTGATTCTCCACACCAGTGCCGATGTCGATCATGCCCTTCCTGGCAACCTGATCCTTGAGCATGTTGGATGTGGTCTCAAGAACGTCCGCCTTGTCCTTCTCACTCGGCTCGAGGAGACTGCGAACAGTGGACTCGTTGAGACCCATGCGCTCACCGATCGCGACGTTGGAATAACCCTTCGCCTTGAGTCGCTGAGCCATGTTGATGCGTTCCTGCTTGAGGCGTGTCTTCTCGATCGCCTTCTGTGCACGAAGCTGGGTGGTGGTCATCCCCAGACCTCGAGCAATGTCGGCCTCGGTAAGTCCTTTCCTCTTCATGGACGCCACATGATCGAGGAGAGTCATGTTTCGAGGATTGTTGTCCTCACCACCTGAACCCCACGGGTATCGACCAGAGTGTCGAGGAGTTCCGTAGTGCGCAAGGTAGTCTTCTTCGCTGATCTGCACTACAACTCCTCTCGGATTGCCCTGATCCTCTTGTCGAACGTGACGATCTTGTCCATGATGTGGGTGATCAGATCGAGGTCGCCCTCGTAGACTCGAACTTCGTCGTTCTGGTAGATACGAAGCTCCACCTGAATATCCATCGGTCGGTACCGATACTCAAGACAGAAGAGAGCTGCGTAGACCTCGAGCTGATGTTCGGACGTCGGAGACACGCCAGTCTTCAGGTCTGAGATTCGAAGAAGATTCTTCCTGAAGGATATAGCGTCTGCTTGGCCATAGCAGAACTCCGAGTAGAAGAGGATTTGTTCCGTGACCATACGGAAACCAATGCAGTCGTTGACGTACATGTTGAACGTCTGCTTGGTCCTCTGTGCCTTCACACCTAGACGAATCATGTCGTGCGCTAACTGATGTAGGGCCGTGCCGCGACGAGCAGCAAGAGCAGCCACATATGCACGATCAAGTTTCTCGTCGGTGTAGTTGATCCAGTGATAGTTGCTAGGGCTTAGGAACGCGTGACTACCGCTGAGCTGAGAGTGCGTGTTGAAGATCATGGAGAACCGCCCTCTCATTGTCAGGGTAGATGACAGCAGCGAAGCTCATGTTGTTAAGCTCCGTGATGTAGTACTCCTGGTTGGGACGGAAATCCGACTCCGCCGATTCCTTCACCTCGAGCATGGCCCAGTTACAGCCCCACAGGATGGTGAGATCCGGAATCCCCTGGATGTATCCGCTGTCATTCTTCAAGATGACGCAACCAGGAAACATGTCACGCAGTATCCCGATCAGCCTGCTCTGGTATTTTGCTTCTTTTCCCATTGCTCCATCCAAAAATTGAAGGATATGTAAGAGACTTATCTTACTCCTTCTATCATATGCCATGTTTTTCGGCCGAGACTTAATACGTGGTTTTAGCCTGGCACGAATATTTGTCCTGTCAGATAGACCTCCTCTCGATTGTGTACTGCTACTGCCACAGATATGAAGGTGAGCCCATACTTCATACAGGCATCCTTCAACGTGAGCTTCTCGCCGGTTGCAACGTCCTCGAGCCGCATCCAGTTATTGTGGAACTCAGCAAGCTCGAACTGGCGATGATACTTAATGGCGAACCATCTCGGACGCCACATCAAATTCCTGGCCCGGACGTCAGAACGATCGCCATTGAGATGAATCAGCGTGTTGAAGTTCTCTTGCTGAGGT